GTGCGTGGGACGTCGCGTGACTACGTGCCGGCGGGTAGGCCAGTCGGAGGGTAGACGTTCCTTCCGGGTAGAGCCTCGGTAGGGGGTGAGTCTATGTGTGGGGCATCGTCCTTGGTAGGTGGCGTGTTCTCTGCACTTGGATTTTAGGCAGGGTGTTTGTGCTAGGGCCATTAGTCGCTGGCTAGTTGAACATCGTTAGCCCACCTGCGACCAGCGTCACCTCCCCATGCGTCCCATGCAACTCTTCCTGCTGATGGGTAGTTGCTTTCGCCTGTGTTGAATCCCGTTGCTCTGCGGTCTATCTCGTGTCGGGCGAAGTAGGATCGCATTCGGCTGATTGTTTCTTCTGATACTGGGTCACCGTTTGCTAGTTGTCGGGCGCGTGTTCGTCCCACCGCAGTGAATCCTTGTCCTGCGCGGCCTTCTTCTATCCATGTGAGCGCTCTTTGAGCTGCTTCTCGTACCCCGGTTGGTGCTGTGAATGTTGCCATTAGTCTTCTCCGTCTTCTGGTAACCACATTGCTTGGAGTAGGGCTTGGTCTGCTTCGGACTCGAGGACGTCTAGGAGTGTTGTGGGGTTGCATCGGTGTGACCTGCGCCAGTCTTTGACGCGATCATATTGCCATGTGACTATGCCAGCACCGCAGGAGCATTGCTCTCTCATGGTCTTAGTGTATCGGCGCAGAGGGAAACCCCACCCAGCGTGTCGGCTAGGTGGGGCTTCTGTTGGGTTTAGTTGTCAAGAAAGGTGAAGCGCTTGGCTGTCCACTGCGCGTCTGACCAGTTTGATTCAGCCAAGTCCTGTGCGCGTTCCTTGTCGGCAATGTCAATGCCCAGCAATTGGATTGCGTGAAGGGCTTTCTCTGCGTAGTAGATGTGGTTCATGCTCTGGGTCAGGAAGTCCTGCGCCTTGTTAACCTGCTCTTCGTGCGTTCCCATGTGGTGCGTCAGGCTGAGGTTGATGACGTAGGAGGTGTTTACCTTCTCCATTGCCTCCGTGTAAGCCTTGCGCTGGATGCGATACTGAGCAACGTCCGAAGGTGCTGTGGGTGCATTTCCGATTTCTGCGAGCGTAGCAACTGCCTTGTCGTAGTTCGTGTAGAGGCGGTCAATTGATTCCATAGCGCTCTTATAAGTGCTGTCGTATGCTTCGTAGTCACCGAGGCTGTAAAACCATGTGCCGCGGTGAGGGTTGGTGATGGTGAACTTCCGGTAGTTCCGAGTCTGGGTCTTTGTGATTGTGTCCATGATGTTGCCTTCCTTTGAGTTGTTGCCTTGCGGCCTTACCTATTCAGAATAGCGTTTATCTGCCAACAATGCAACTACGGCACGACAATAGATACACCTTTATTAATAACGTTCCCTGCGCCCATCGGCATAGACCCGGTACAACGGTACGCGAGCGCCCAGTTCCTTCTTCAGTAGACCAAGGATGGTGATGTTGTTATCGGAGAAAGAGTCAAGGTTCAGGGTTCGAATCTTCTCCGCCTTCTTCGCCACAATCTCTGACTCAGTACCAGACACATAGTAGATACCTTGAAAGTTTTCAAAGTTCTCAGTAAGCCATGTCCGGGTTGCGTCACGGTATTCCTGCCGATCGTGAGGTCGGGCCGTGATAACCACGAAGTCACCTGTTGGACGATAGTTGACTTCAGCCCGGGAGAACACGTTAGCCAGCCCTATCTGCCCAGCCAATTCAAAGTTAACGTCGGCAAGGGTATCGTCAAGGTCATATCCGGCAACCATTACTCATTCACCTCGTCAAATAGGCCGCAGACAACACACTTAGTTATGCCGTCCTGTCCGATACGCAACCAGTGATGGTGGTGTTGTTCATTCAATTGGTTTTCCATTTCAACCTTCCGTGTGACAGTCGCATCTGCAAACGTCAACAATTGTGGGTTCTATCTTTGAACGGTACTCGCCCGGGCAAGTAGCGCATTGACCTTTGCCAATACACCAGCCCAGAACAACTTTGAAGTTGTGGACGTGTGGGGAGTCGAACCCCAGTCCGTTCGTCGTTCCATCGCTGGTTTTACGCCGTCGAATACCAGTCACGCCCTTCACCTTCAGTCTACCGATCGCAAGTGACGTGCCGGGTGGGTAGGCGTACTTTTTGTATCCACTTTGCGGTTAGCAATTGCGAAACCGCTACCGACCACGGCGAACACAAAGATAAAGAAGATGACCAGCACCATCAGCAGTACGACAAGCACCCCGGCGAGAATGCTTGCCACCTCCCAAATCCACATTAGAAAGGGGCCTCAGTGCTGGCAGGGGTAGCCTGTGCCGCAGCTTGCCACTCTGGCCCTTTAGCCATACCTGCTTCAAGCGCAACAGTTGCCGCGTTGACGGTGAGGTTGTAATACTTCTTCCCATTGGATTCCGAGGCGAGCGTAACTTCCACCCCGGTAACATCAACACGATCGCCCTTCTTGAACTGCGTGAAGTCAATCTCCGTGCCATAGGCTGCGCGAACGGTACGCCACGTGCGACCAACCGTTTCCCACTCGTTGGTCTTCTCGTTCTTACGGCTGTGCAACTCCACAACCTTCATACCCCACTTCGGGTGCTGGTCTTCAGTCGCAGACCACGGATCAACAAATCCGGTGAACTCAATCTTTGCCATCATGTTCCTTCCCGAGCAATATGTCCATTGCTCGTTGTTCCTGACGCTTTGTAAAGAGCGCCATTTCTATTCCCCGGGTCATCACGATTGGTGTCCCTTCGTCCCCTGCTACTTGGGCAGGAATAACATCAACTTCAGGTTGTATTATCTGTTCAATGCTAGGTGCTGCCACGGACACGAAATGCCCTAAGTTACCTGAAGGATTAGTTCTCAGTCGTTGATTGAGAGTCTTTGCTCGCGAATCTTTCCAGATATAGCGCGTCGAAGACGGTAGTGGTTTCGGAGGGATAACAATTGCGTCCCAGTCGATATTAATGAAACTCCCATGCGACATAGGAATTGGTTTTGATATTGCCTCTTTAGAAATCCGATTAATAACATCATCAAATGTCTCGCCTTCTTGTCCTAGTAGTTCGACGGTTGCCCATCGTTCGAATGAATCGTCCATGTCAATATCCTAGACCACACGTAGATCGGTAAAGGTATCTCCGTCAGTAATAAGCGTCAGCCCACCGCGCACCCCAAGGTCACCGGTCTTGTGTCTCCACCACGTTGATTCCGATTCAAAGGTAGGAACACAGATTACCGTGCGCCCACGCTTTGTTTGAATTGAGAACTCGTGTTCGTGTCCATGAAATAGGAAAGAAGCGGCCCCAGCGGATTGGAAATTGAACGTTTGCCCTTTCCACCATTCCATTGACTTGCCTCGAGACCATTGGTGACCATGCGCCATTGTTACGATTGACGATCCGACCTCCCGGGTCATAAAGGATTCGTCGTTCTGAGGAACATAAACCGACACGTGGGAATAGGTGTCTGGGTTCATCAAGAGTGCGTCGTGAAGTGAAATAGCCGACTCAGTTGCGTGACCGTCATCAGCGCGTGTTGCTTGAAAGCGTTGGGTCTCATCATGGTTTCCGTTGACTACGGAGAGTTGCAGCTCTGGTGCGTCAAGGAATCCGTCTACCGCGTACTTCATCATCCGTCTAAAGAGTCGATACTGCTCCGTGACCGTAAGACTCGTGCGCCACATATTTCGACCGTTCTGCGACACATTTCCCTCGCACGAATCCCCAGCGAATAGAACATGGACGTTTGCGATTGATCGTGAGCGACGAAGCCGACGGTACTCTGCCACGGCCTTATCAACGGAAGCAACGAAAGCGTTGATTGTCCCCTCTACGCCGTCCCCATCCATCTTCCCCAGCTGCAGGTCACCTACAAGGAACTGAAACACGCCCTCGCCCTTCGCTTCGACCTGTTTCACCGGGCGTCGCTTTTCGACCGAAGCAATGATTTCGTCCAACTTGAACTTTGAAGCAATCGGTTCGACGATGAACTTGTAATACCAAACTGGTCGGGTGACCGCGTTCTTCTGGTCGGGGTCATCGCGTGTCCAACCAGCCGTGTTGTGTCGAGACTCGACTAGGCGTACCCGGTAGCCGTCAGGAACTATGCCACCGTTAGCCCGGACAAACTCTGCCATGTCATCTTCACTTCTAAGATGCTGGTCTGTTGTCGCGGTAATTGTTGCCGTTTGAGGGTCGTGCGGTGCGTACTCCGCCTGAAAGTTGAATTGGCGTGGGTCTATCTTTCCCGACGGCTCGTTCGCTGCCGGGGTCGAAAGAGCGTCACGGATACTCATAGCCGGTTGCTGTGCTTCCCTCTACGATGCTCTGTCAAAGGGTGATGAGTAACTGGGATCCCAAACGGCTCAAGGCGGCGAAGCAAATCGCTAGTTGTGAGGTTGGACGCATAGAACTCAATGATTGCGGCCCGATCGTCTGCATCCAAAGATAAAAGCCATTCACAATACGTGCATTTTGTTCGCACCACGATAGGCGCTTCCAAAGCCTTCCGTAATTCACTCATGTTTTGATTCTATCCTCAACGTCTGGAACTTCTCCGATTTCAACAAATCATCAGGGTTAGCACCCTCGTCGCGGACAAGCAGGGTGTATTCAGCCATCAACTGTCGGTGTTCGTATTCGCGGCGCTTGCCAATCTTCTCCAAGCCCAGCACGATTTTATGGGGTGTCAGGTATTCGTCCGAACTCCTGAAGTGCGTGAACATCGCCTCAGACGCATCTTCGAAATCAAACTCCCCGATTACGATGAACCACGCCTCAACCGTTTCAGTTCCCACGGTGCGGTTATCAATCGCGGAAGCCATCGTGAGTAGTTTTGCCACCTCTGTTTTATTCATTGTCCCTTCCTTCCAGTATTTTGATTAGTTCGTCCCGGGGAATGTACGGCCCGAAGAAGTCCAAAGCGACCGGCGCGTTTTCAATTGCTTCGCGGATCCGTTTCGCTTCTTCTGCCACACCGTGATAGTAGCCGTCGAGCCAGCGAATATCGGCAACTCGGTCTTCATTCATGGGAGTTCCTTGATAAATAACAACCAATGTGTCTGCATTCTTTTGCCAGAGGGGTGTCCGATGATTGGCTGTTGGCCAGCCAACTGGATAACTTGTCTAGTTGGGATTGAATACTCATTCCATTTGAATATCAAAACTCCATTTTCCTTGAGTACCCGGAAACATTCAGAGAATCCTTGAGCAATGTCTTCTTGCCAAGTGGTCTTATCCAGTACGCCATATTTTTTTCGTAACCAGCTCTTTTCGGTCAGACCAGTTAGATGAGGTGGGTCAAATATCACGGTGTTATATGACTCGTCTGCAAATGGTAGTGATCTAAAGTCCATTACCATGTCCGGTTTGATTACAATGGTCTGTCCGTTGGTTAATAGATGTTCTTCGTTTTCTCGTATATCCCCAAACATCACTCTCGGGTCTTGTTTGTCAAAATAGAAAGCTCTTCCACCAGATGCCGGATCTAATATTGTTTTATTCATGCCAGTTCCTTCCTGTCCGTAGCCTCCGCGTTTGCGAAGACCTGCACTACCGAAAGATTCTGGGCCGCCTTAGTTGTAGCCGCCGGACGAGAACCCCTCGACCTTGAATCACTAAACACTCGACGCATCCAGTTCTTCCAAGTCCTATCCCAATCTAACTTTGTAGCCCCAGCACCTGCCTTTGAGACCCAGTAGTCGACGAAGTGATCCGTGTGGGCAATAACATCCAGCCCGGGGAACTCAGTCTTTGACCAGCGCACCAACTCATCGTTCGGTTTCCAATCTGCGTCAAGCCTTGAAGCGCGTGGGGAAGTACCCGATCGGCGTTCCCTAGCTGCTTCACGCTCCGCCAGCACCTTCTCCTTGACCGGCTGATACTCGTGCCAATCCTTGAACTGGTAGCCGTCCTCTTCGCGATACCACAAACCGACCGTTACGAGTTTGTCTGCGAGCGCCAAACCGTCCCCGGTAAGCACCTCAATGATGGGGTCGGGTACGAAGCCGTCCGTTAGTTGTTGTCCCGACCACGAACCTGCGCGAACCCACAGCCCCATCGCAGAATTACCTGCCATGATCACCTTCGGGTTGAGCGCGAGGTTATCGTCCACTTTGAACCATGTCACTTTGCCTTCACTTCTCTTTCTATTGTTCGACGGCACGAATGCCACCGTCATTGGTCAAATACACGAGGCCGTGTACCGAGTGCATTATTGGTGTCTCCGCCGGGTTGGCGTACTTGCTGATTTTTACGCCTCGAGCCAGCGCTTCTGTTTGTAGATCATGTTCGACCCGACCGTTCAGGATCGAATCCAACCAGACGAGGTTCGCAATTTCGTGCTTCCCACCGCCCATGCCGCGGTTTGCACGGTGGTGCGGTACAAGCGTGTCCGACTCAAGACCTGAGTAGGCGCACACGTGACCGTCACGCCGATCAAGAGCTGCAAGCATTGTTTTAGGCACGGCGCTCACACGTATTCCGAACGGATGAACTGAGCCAGTTGCCGAGCCTTCCCATCGGGTACGCCGTTCTCCGTGAGGAGACGCTCTAAGGTTTTCACCTTTTCCGATTCCCGACTCCGCTGAACTCCCTGCCGATACTTCAACTGGGTCTCGCGGTGCTTCTCCCGGCAGTCCTCGCACCTGCAACCGCGACCGTATCCGTGTGCCATTATTCTGCCTCTCCGTTGATGATGATTGATGTAGCCCCAAAGTTTGATGTTGACTTGAAAATGTCGGCGTGAACAATCTGAGAATCATCATCATACGCCACACCGTTTAGTGCGTCGCAGACCAGTTTCGCAAGGTTATCCCAGTCCGATCGTCGGCGGTCGGGCATCATAAAACCGATGCGTATTTCCACGTCACCCACAAACTTGATAATGCGACCGTGTAGGGCCGTGGAGGCAATCGCATAGGCTTCCACGATTAGTTTCTCCGCTTCCACAGTTTTAGCCGGGGTGTAAACGTGACCGTTTCTAGCCATGCGCGGCCGTTCTTTAGGCGTAGGCCGTCCTTCAACAACCACTCGCACTTCGTATTCAGTCATCGAGGTTTATTCCTTCCAATAGTTTGGTAAGTGCTATGGCTGCCTGTTGTGGTACTACACCGTTGCCGGCCAGTTTTAGTTCTTTCTCTCGGGAAAGTCCGTGGCTGGTGATCCAGCCTTCCGGTAGCCCCATCATCCATTCCGTGAATCGGCTGGAAAGACGGTGTGCGCCGTCCCTGCCATCAGGGTTGGTTGGGTCAGGTGACTGCCGACCGAGTATTGCTTCCCAGCGTCGAATTGCTGGCTCGTACTTTCCCCAGTCCGTTGTTGTTCTCGCAAGTGTGGTCATTGTCATATCACCACCATCCTTCGCAATTCTGTCCATTGTCTTTTGATTGCGACGCTCATAACTATCTGATGCGCGAAGGGTCGGAAATAACTTAACCTCATTGCTGATTTCATAAGTTGCGGATGCGAGGGTAGGACGGCGCTTAGTGTTGTGGCCGGTATTCTTTGAATCATCAACTTGAGGTGTCGGCAGCGTTTGAATTTCATTTACCACGGTTTCGCGCAGGTTACGATACCCACCCGGGGAGCGCTCCTTCAATTCCGCAATCTGCTCAGGCGTTTTGATTTCCCGATGCTCCATCGTGTTCGGGGTCGGGAGTAAACGACCTGCTACGGCCCAAAGATTTGAATCATCTACTGAACCAAGACCCCGATCATCAGCAGAATGCTTTGCAGCTTGAGCAGTCACAGTTGGCAATAATTCTCTTCTACGCGCACCCTCACCGTTCTGGCGGTCTTTATTTCCAGATAAATCAGTAGATTCCCACGTTTCTTCAGGCATACCTAAAATCGCGGTAATGCTTTGAAGTTGTAGTGAATTACGAGTAGCAACCTGATTTGCTACATCAACGCTCTTGCCATCGATAGTCGTTGGCGTTGGCAATAACGAAGAAGCAATGCTTTCCGAGACTGGCAAACCGTTCTCAAACGCCAGTGTTACCGCTTGGTCAGCAACCTTCAACATCCGACCACGATCACGCGCTTGCTTCTCACTAATTGCACCACCAGTCGAATCAGTAACCGCCGGGGTGCGGAATAATCCATCATCGGCAACTTCCAAAACCACGTGGGCCAAAGCATTCTCCAAATTTTGCGGTTGCCAAGAAGGTCTAAACCACACCTTGCTGTTCCTATCCTCTGCGTTCTGCGCCCGACAAGTTGGAAGGGTAGGCAACAATGAAGACCCTGAAACGTTGGTGGGGTGCGCCAGCGTCCGAGGCGCGTACACCTTCCCATTTCGCGTCATACCCGATATCGGCCAAGTCACCGAGAACAGCACCGAGCGCTCGGAGAACAGGTCGGTCTCCTGCTTGCTCCAGAATTTCTTCGTCGTATTCCACTCCGCCATCGGCTCGAGCGGATAGCAATCCTCGCACATTTTCAATAACCACCAATCTTGGTCGGAGAATGTTGATCGCGTGTGCAAACTCCGACCAGAGTCCGCTGCGAGTACCATCTTTGAGTCCAGCGCGTTTCCCAGCAAGCGATAAATCTTGGCAGGGAAAGCCGCCAGTAAGAATGTCGACCGGCTCTACCTGCGTCCAGTCCACTTTTGACACGTCCCGGTAGTTGGGAACGCCCGGGAAGTTAGCCTCCAGCACTTTTGAGGGTGCTTCGTCCCATTCGCAATGCCAAACCACACGTGATGGAATTAGCGAGGTGACCGCAAGGTCAAGGCCGCCGTAACCACTGAACAGCGATCCAACTTTCAACTCACGCACAATCAAACACCGCCAGCAGTTCAGCGCCGAGTTCGTAGGGTACGCGAGAGCGCTCTTTAGCGTTCTTCAAACCTTGCGTTCCAGTCTTTGAACCGCGTGGGGCCGCCTCATGACAATCACCACCGGGCTTGCACATAGTTCTAGGAATCCAGCCCGGTACAGAACCCCAAAGGTCGGTCGGCTTTTGACGGTCATCACCATAAGTGCAATAGGTCACAGTTCGGCGTTCCAAACCGACCACAGGCTTCAACTTGCGAAGCATCCCCCGAGGGTTTTCAATCAAGAATCCGAACCGTGGGTTTAGTTCCACGGCGAGCGCCCGGGCGTGGGCTACTAGCGTCTGATTGAAGACGGCCGCATCGGTGCGCGGAATTGGGAAATCCCCACCCTGCGCCCAGTGGTGACTCATTGAGGCAACGGAGAACGCGGTGCAAGGAGGAGAAGCCCACACAAAGTCTGGCTTGCCATACTTCGCTATCAGCGCGTCCGCGTTCAGTTCCAGAATGTCGACCGTTTCCGTCACATCGAAAGACGGATCCAGTTCGAACGTAATCACGGTGTGTCCTGCATCCTTGAACGCTTGCGTTGATGAACCAGTTCCAGCGAAGAAATCAAAGATGAGCAGTTTGTCGGTCACGATGAACCACTCCATTCCATTCGCATAATTGCACCAAGGCTACGGCCCACGTCCAACCGATCGCGCAGCACCCGAAGACCCTCGCGTCCGGCGCGAAGCACCTGCTCCGATATTTCCATCGCAGCGAACTGCTCCTCCGTAGCAACCTCAGCGGTATAGCGCCGCACATCCACCGATCCAGTAGCGACAAGGAATGCGTGAGCGAAGTCGCGCTTGTAACGGATACGGTTTGCCGTGAACTCCGCGTCCAATCGTTCCAACTCCTCCGACTGCTCTTCCAACTGCCGGGATATCCGACCGAGGGTTTCAATAATTGAGGCTGGGGTGAGTTCCATTACATTCCGTCCTTCAACTCCGACTTACGAGCCGACAATGCTTTGCGCTCCACTTCGGTCATTGCGCGTCGAGCCGTGATCGCGTTGTAAATCTTCATCAAGTGGTCTTCGGTCGGCGCTTTAGCAATTAAGCCCAGCACGTCCTCTGTAAGGTCTTCCTGCGTGTCGGCTACCGCCGGGGTCACCGGGGTCGCTTCAGGCTCTTCACGGTCAACCTCGTCGTTCCCAAGTGCTACCTGCTGTGGAATGTCCGCCTGAATATCCTCCACCGCGTCTGCGCCGACCAAAGTACGAATTACCAACGCATCGGTCTGACCCTTGTTGTAAAGCGACAAACCGAACTGGTCACCCAGCGCGATCGCGGCGCGTTTGATGGAAAGCGAAATCGCAGACTTGTATGCAAGGTCGTGCGCGTCCGCCCGGGACGGCTGGTTCTGTGCCGACCCAACGGATCCGTTCTCGTAGTGCGCCACCATCTGCCCAGCCGAGTTTCGAACCGTCAAACGCACCAGCGCCCGGTACGCCACATCCCAAGCCACATATTCCTTGCCGGCTTTTGAGGTTTTAACTTCCGAGGTTTCGAACAGGCACTCAACGTGCGCCACCTCAATGTCAAAGTTCCCAAACCCGAACATTCGAATCAGGTGGGCCGTAATGTCCTGCTGCGAAACGTGGGAGTGTCCCTTGCCGTCACGCAGAACGCGTGTCGGTTTGATTGCGTTGAGTAGGTGCGAAACCTGCTCGGTTGTGAATTGTCCACGAATGTCCATTTCTAAATGCCTTCCTTGTCTGTTTGTGAATAGAACACCAACTCCTGCTGAAGCCGTTCTGCAACCTCAACAAGTTCTTCAATCATCTTCTCGTCTCGCTCAAAGATGACAACTTTCGGTTCGAACCAGCCGGGGACAAACGTTCCGTCCTCCTGCTCCTCTCGAAGCACCCACCCGAACACGCACCGCGAAGCACCGGTGACATACAACTGCCACTGCACTTGCCGTCGATACTGAATCGGGATGGACTTTTCCGTACCCCAATCCTTGCCAGTCGTTTTCACTTCCGCGATCGTGTCGTGGTCAAGCGATAAACCGTCCGGGGTAGCAAACTGCCAATTCTGTCCCTCCGCAGCTATGAGCCAGTCGTTCGGGAAGATACCGAACTCGTCTTTCAGCGAAGCCACAATCCACGCTTCGTTGTCGCGCCCAAACGCCATGTAACCGTTGTCCACGAATGGGGTCGGGTTGTTGCGCTCGTTGATGATTTCCGCGTACCCGGATGGAGTGGCCGCCTTTGACACGGTGGTTGCCGATACTCCGGTGTCACGGATCCGTTTCCATTCGTCCGTGTCAACCGATCGGACTAGAAACCTATGATGGTCAATCATTGCCTTCTCTTTTCATTAAGGGGGGCAGATTGGTAGGACTGACCAACCTGCCCCGGGCGGTCGGGAAGGCTTCGACCGCACTCCCCAGAGTATCACGGTACGACATAGCACAGACGTGCAATTTGCGTGTCAAAAGAACACCGTAAATACGAGCGCAAGGAGCAAAACATCAACAATCAAAAGAACCGTTGCCAACCGTCGCATTGTCTTGTTGTGCTTCCTAGCGCGAACACGATCACTAATCGGGGTGGCTTGTGATTTATCGTTCACGGTTCTCACGCTCCGCCCGGACAATCCGAATAGCCTCCACAATCATCCGCCAATAGCACAAGAGGGCCAAGGCGTAGAAAGCGTCCGGCATATTGAATACGTCGTGAATGAAAGTGAAAAGCGTACCTGCACCGAGGTAGGCAATGAATCTAATTTCCATCAGCGTCCTCCCATGATTTCTTGAGTGAAGCAAACGTGGACATTGCATCCCGGGACAGGAGTCCCATATCTGCCATGTGGATTACATCAAGGATTGTTCCTCCGCTTGTGACCAGCGCGAAAATAAACGCTGACTCCCGAAGCGACACGGTCGGCTCAATCGGTGAGCCTTGAATCGCCGTGATGATCCCATCGGTGACCATTGATGCCTTTCGAAACTCAACCATTGCGTTCATCAGGTTCTCGTTGAGTAGAGCTGCTGGCATTTCTTTCACAAACCTGTCAGACCATTGCTGGGCGTTTTCAACTGGATCCATTACGCACCAACCTTGATACCATCAGTCTTGAAAATGTTCTCTGGCTTGAAGCCGTCTACCACTTTCCAGACCCGGCACTTACGACCGAAGCGTGTTGTTCCGTACTCGCCCGACCAGACAATGATTCCGGCATCGGCTAGTTCTGCTCGACGCGATCGTACCGACTGCGGTGAAGCGTAAGGGTGCAGTTCCTCGTGAGCGTGACCTTCGAACTGGTGGAAGAGTTCCTCGTCCGTGAGTTGCTTTCCGTACAGGGCGAAGAAGACCGCAATAGCAGTCTGTGATGGGCGGTAGACCGAGTCGGCCGCCTCGTGTGAAGTCGACGGATCTGTTTTCCGTGCGACCGGGGTGAATTGTGTTTTCATGGTTTGCCTTCCTATGATCCGCGTCTATGCGGTGGGACTAGGTTAGCACTCTATTTTGCAATGTTGGACACATTTGCGAATTTTTATTTCTGGATGCGTAATAGTGAAACCGTTAGGTTTCACGGTCGGGTCGGGTCGGGTCGGGTCGGGGTCAACGAACATCGCTCAATGTTCGCCCGAACATCGCCCGAACTTCTTACGAACATTCTTGTGTAGGTACTTGCGTATCTATGAATTAGTGCTAGACTCAATACGTAAGGCAAACCGGACAGAAAGGCAACACCATGAACATCACCACAAACCAGCAAGCAATCGCAGACAAACTCATCAAGGCAAAGGGAATCCTCAGCGCACTTCGCTACGCCAAAGAAACCCTCCGCGTACAGTCCATCAACGGCGATGCAAACGCAATCGCAAACTGGAAGACCATTGTTGAATACATGGAAGCAAACTAACTCATCTAGCCCCACACGAGACGAGCCTCAGCCGAACGGCTGGGGCTTATCTCATTGACACGACTCACACTGCAACAAGTCCATAGGGTCAACCGGTACGGCGTAGTCCCCTACGCCATCAAACGCGCCGTTCACTTAGAGGTGATACCGAAAGCGGTGTCGTTCGGGTTCAGCAAACGAATCAACACAGGGATAACCGCGATCCAGACAGCATTCGCAACCGCGTACCAGTCCGCCGGGGCAAACTCAAACGGCAACTTCCCGATTGCGAAAATCGCACCAAGGGCCGTAGCGAGAAGGCTGCGACCATAACTAGCCAGAATTTCCATGTTCATTGTTTCTCCTCTTATCAGGGTCAACTATCTAGGGTGACCGTCCCGGGCGCTCGCGGCGCGTTTACAAACCGAGCAATTTAGAAACTATTGGTGCAAGAACAGCCAGCAGACCGAAGCCACCAACGGCTTGCCAAATTCTGGATTCGACGATACGGATCCGTTCTTCGTGGTCGTTGATTTGTTTCTCAGTATTGTTCTCAAACTTTTGAATGCGGTCTTCCGTAGCCGGCATCGACAACGAAAGCCCCATCAGGATTTGTTTCATCTCCTGAAGGTCACGGTGAACATCCTTGAGCGTAACCCGAATGCCACCATCTTCTTCTGTTACCACTTCCCATTTCCAATCAAATACGTCTGAAGCGCTTTGATTGATTCGGAACTGAAGGTCGGCTTTTGAGGAACGTCAAGGAACTTCTGGAGAGCGACCCGGGTGTTCCGATTCCACCACGCTGCCTCTTCAACACCGAGGAACTTGTGCAACGCCTTGATCGTAGCTGCGTCGAGTGTTCCGCTTGTCTTTGTGCCAAGCGCCGATTGGAGAGCCTTGATAGTTGCCTCGTCAAATTCCCCGGTCACAGAAATCGTAGCCTTCTTGGATTTCTGTTCAGGCTCGGCAGCAACCTCTTCAGGCTCAACGACCTCTTCGGTTTCTTCAACTACGTCAACGGCCTCTTCAACCGTCTCGTTGGGTTCTTCAAATGTCATTTCTTCTCCTTGTTGATTAGTTTCTCAGTAAAACTGACTGGCTCGACGAATCCCACGCCGAGCGCGTTGTAAACGTGAAAACGACCTGCTTGGATTTCCCAGTGCAAATGCACCCCGGTAGACATTCCGGTTGTACCAATAATCCCGAGCTGCGTACCACCCTCAACACGATCGCCAACCTTGACCTTCGGTTTCGCTTTCATGTGACCATAGAGGGACGTGTAAAACTTGCCATCAATGCTGTGGCGGAGGATGACATAGTTTCCGAACCCGGCAGGATTGTAACCTACGCTAATCACGGATCCCTTGTGAAACGCTTCCACAGGTGCGTCAGGTTTCGTGGCAACAATGTCTGTGCCGTTGTGGTGGCTTCGCTTATGCGTGACCGGGTTGATACGCCAACCAACTGGTGCGCTCACGTGCCACGCTTTATTCTTCGGGCCGTCAATCGGATATTGGGTTGTCATTGTTCTAGCCTTCCACAATCTGTTCGGGATCCGTTACTGGTGCAACGAATACGTCGTTAACTTCATCATAGGTGTCCCCGATGCCGGCGAACTTGCCTCGAAAGTTTGCGTGGTACGAGGTCTGAATCCAGCGACCACCTAAACCAAGGTCAACGGCAAGGAACTCTTCTCCCCGAGTTTCGATCTCGTTAGCGACAACCACAACTTCTGAAACAATGTTGTCTTCTTCGATACGCGCAAAATGAGCCATTACTACGCTCCTATCGTTGCTGAAGCGGTAAAGGTATAAGTGCGGAATCCACCAGCAACAACAACCGAGGCCGATCCGCTAGGTGTAACCGTTAGCGCCGGATACGAATCGGGGTATTTGAGTGCCGCGACACCTGAACCACCGTTACCTGTTGTCGCGCCATTGTTGTTTGGAGAGTTTAGACCACCGGAACCTGAACCAGTATTAGCGGCAACACTTGTTTGCGTTGTATTGCTTTGCGCTCCGGCAGTTCCACCACCAGTTCCACCAGTCGTTGTGCTAGGGCTTGCCGAGGATGGCCCGGGAGCGCCACCACCACCACCGGCGTAAGTTGTTCCAGTAATTACGGATGCTTTACCGTTACCGCCATTACCTGATCGGTTTCCAACTAAAGTTGAGTTTCCACCAACCGCTCCAGCGCCACCACCACCTCCAGCACCCTTATCACCACCAGCAGTTGAAATTACTGAACCACCAGCATTACCTTCACCAGCAGTTGTCACTAAACCACCTACGCCAAGAGTTGTTCCGTTCCATCCAGCACCACCACCAGAACCACCAGCGCCACCAGCGGTTAGCGCAGGACTGCTTCCACCGTTAGCACCACTACCGAAACCACCACCGTAAACGGTCTTTGTAGTTTTAGTACCCACATCTCCGGCAGTTGTGTGATATTGAATTGTGCTATTTGAGCCTGTATTACCAGAAGTGTTATTGCCGGTTACACCAGCCGCACCAGCACCGATCACAAGACTGTAAGTTTGCCCGAATGTAAAGAAATAGTTTCCCGTTGTGGCCTCGAACATTCCACCAGCACCACCACCACCAGAGACGCTAGAAGCGTTAGTGCCGTTGTTATTATTTTTCGCTCCAGAACCACCACCAGCGATAACAAGCAACTGTAAAGGGATGGCGTTCGCACCTCCACCGAGGAATCCTAAAGGCAACAGCATGACTAGACTCCCAAGTTACCGATCAAGTGACACACCCCAGCCGAGGCGCATACAACGGAAACGCCGGCATACTGTTTCGCCGTCTTCAAATACGAGTCAGCAGAGGTGAGCGTGACACCAGAACCTGCTGCAAAAGTAATCTGACCAGTTCCAGCCTGAATAAACTGAATGGATTCCCCAGCAGCTAGGACGTTAGCAATCGTGATTGTGATTGCTGACCCAGTTGAGCGAATGAATGTGTTCTTGTCAGCAGAAGTAATCGTGTAGTTGGCGCTCTTGTCCGAAACGACCGTGGTAACAATTCCTGAAGCAATCGCGGTCGGGGCCGACGAGAAATCAGTCCACGCGGATCCGTTCCAATATTCCGGCTTTGACAAAGTCGTGTTGTAGCCCGATCGACCCACAACCGGGGAAGCCGGGCGTGTAGCCGTAGCCCACACTCCAAAACGCGAACCCATAAATGTGCGCTGGTCGGTAATCGTACCGAGCGAAGTTGCCGCCGCCGCAATCGCAACATCCGCAATCTTGTATTGGAACACACCACCGTCGGTTTGAGTCAGCGTAGGTGCGACCGGGGAAGCCGCAGCTGTTCCAGCAACAATGGCGAGAACGATGGAGTTCGCGGTCGGGTCAAGCGTAAGAACAATAGAGTCAATGCGAGGGTTTGTAGGGTTCGCCGTGCCGTGAGTAAGCGTTTCCGTGGCCGTCGAAATGTAATAGTGTCCTCGCACGATTGCTTGCCCGGCGGCGATAGACGCAACCATAGCGCCACCAGCGGTCACCTTCAGTTCAGTACCAGAAGGGGATCCGTTTACGCCGTCCGCAAAGTTGCGAAACATCTGTGAAAACTGTGTCTCGCTAGTGTCGACGTTCTCAAATGGAAACGATGACTGTGCCATGTTTATCTCCTCATCATGCTATTTGTATCGTACCAGCGATATGAAAACTATCGGCGGTAGTGAGAGTGACCGGGACTGTTGAAGTAAAAGGAATGTCCTGAATGGTTGAGCCAACTTTGTCAGCCGCGGAAAGGTACAGCACGTTAGACCCGGCTGTGACGTGACCTGAAATCTGGAACTGCGTGGGGCCAGAAACATCGTGCAAGCAACCGTCGCGCAAATCGTAACTGTGAATTGCCGAGTACGGCAGGGTCAAATAATACTGGCCCGTCCCGAAAGACGTGATACCGGTAAACGTGACCTTGATTGAAAAGTGAATCATGTTTCCAAAGCGCGTATATGATCCTTCAATTGCTGAAGCAGGGAATACAGGCGGAGTACCACTTGACCCACCACCGGGCTGGTAAATCGTATCCACGCCGTTGCCAGTCGTATTTCTTTCAATGTTTGAGATACGCGTTTCTTGATTATCAATCTTCGCAATAATCTTTGCATCAAAGTTTGTTAGGACTGGTGTGCCAAGTGTTGCACTTACGCGAACACCGTCTTGCTGAATACTGATGCCGACCGCAGTCACAACTGCTGTGGACTCGGTCTCATCAATAACAACCGTCACCCGATCGCCAAGACCCCAGTCGTAGTCGTAACGCATCGTTTCACTATCGGTCGGAGTCACGGCAACGCTAATCCCGGTGTTTCCATTTTCGATAAGGTACTCCTGAGCCTTCTGAATTAGTTCAGTAGAATCGGCGGATCCCCGGTTATCTAAGAAAGTCTCTATGCGCCTCTTCCAGAGCGTTTCAGCCGCCAACGACTGCGTAGTCGTTCCTTCATAAAAGACGCGCTCCTCGGCTTCCCCAGCACCTCCCACAATGACTCTCGTAGACCTAGGGTTCGCGTAGTCGTATTGTGTCTTTGTGAGTTTGTTATTTACCAAGTCCATGCGGATAGTCGATGAACGGTCAACCGGAACATAAACCTGAAATTCCAAGTTGCTACCTGACTGCTCAATCTTGTAACCAATACCACCAGCCGCAGCTACAGGGTTAAACAATTCTTGAAGCGTCTCAAAACGCGCCGCAGCAGAAACGACTGAGCCACGGCCCTGATCCGTCTCAACAGTCAAATAAGAGATTGCTCGAACCGTCCCAGCGCTTGCACAAATGTTTGCCGACACATATTGTTTCAGAACTGTCTCTGCGTACCCAGAACGATTGTCATAGGCAAAGTCTTGAGTGGCAACGTTTGCATTTGCCGGCTGTGGATAGGCAAGCCGATCGGAAAGTAACGCTGAGTCATCAATACCTGAAATCTCCCAGTACCCCACAACATCTGAAGTGGACTGAACCAGTGTGGCGTGGATTGTGTTTCCAGAAAGAATCACACCGTTTACCCCGGTAAGGATAAGACCGTAGCCCGGGGTTCGAAGTAGTTCAGCGGCATCGCTACCGTTTGGAAGGTTGAGAATCCACGAGCCTACGTTGTTAAAGCGAGAAACGAATGTTGCACCGACTAATTCGGTCGGCATAATTTGACCGACACGGTTCAGGTTGGAGTCACGAATTTCAACCGTGAGGTCGGTGATGAGCATTAGTGGATAACCTCATAAGCCAAAGCGTACTCACAGACAATTCGAGTGTCCGAAGTTGAATTCAAACCTGTGACTTCGATGGTTGTCGATCCGGGTTGGATGGGGAACAACTTAGGTGCAGGAGCAAGAGACGCATATTTATTCGCGCCCGAGTCATCGACAACAGTTCCAGTCTCCGTATTAATAAAGATGCTCTTTCCAGCATCAATTGTTCCAGTAATTGAAAAGGTCAAACCGTTAGCGCTAGCAGAGAAATCCGTGATCGGGCCAGTAATAGTCCAGTTCGGAAACACCGGCACGTCCGCAGAAGACACCACCGTGATAATACCCAGCGAGTTAGAAGATGTAACTTTCAACTTTGACAACTGAGGAAGCAACCCACGACCAAGGTTTCCAGTACGAACCACAAACGACTCAGTAGAGGTTGATTCCCAATACGGTGACGGCGCTTTGAATGACAACATCCACTCGCACCACTCCATGCCCTCGCTTTGACCCCACTGCGATTCTGCACCACCGGTGTAATGAATATCAATAGAGAGCTGCTTGCCGTCTGAGTAAGTTGCGAGAAGACGAGATGGCCCAGTCGTATCTTGAGTCAACCGTGCAATGCGTCGAAGTTTCTCCTGCACCTCGTTGCGGTCGGATCCCAACACGGTAATAGGCAGGTCAATGTTACGAACGGCACGTTTAGTGTGCCGCCAAACACCACCGTCCCCAGCAGACGGATCGATACGGACGCTAGTTGGTGAAATACCAAAACCAGCCATTCCCGGGTTCAAAACAAACGAGGCATTGTCAAACGCAATTGTGTCACCGTTTGCACCGAGCAGGGAGTAGTTTACGGTTACCATCCTGCCACCACCGATGCGCGTCGCATAGCGTTCAAGAGCGCCTCCTCACTATCCAGCGAATCGTTAGGTGCCGCATAGTAGTTGATTGTTTTACCGTTGGCTTTGTCTAGTGGTGTGACGCGAGCGCCTTTCGGAAGGCTAAGAATCTCTGCACCTCTTTCACCGACCATGACGGATCCTGCGCTGGTAAGCGTTCCACCCATTGCGAGTTTAGGAAGAGAAGGGATATTGAATCCCCAAGTCTGACCACCAATACCCGGAACCCAGTCAGGTACTTTAATCTTCATGTTGTTAATTATTCTGATTGCCGAGTTTATTGCGTCAATGATTGCGTTAAAAGGTGCTTTGACGAAGTTGACAATTCCGCTGAATACTTTGCCGACACCGTCAACGAGACCTTTCCAAAAGTCAGCGAAGAATTGACCAAACGATGCGAACGCTCCACCGAACCATGAAACGATTGCACCCCATGCAGACTGGATTGCTCGAGTAATGTTTCCCCACGCGGTGGCAAAGAATTGACCAATGGTTGCCCAGAACTTGCTCCAGTTTGTTCCGAAGGCTATAAGCGCCGATCCAAACCATGAAACAATTGCACCCCAAACTGCCATCACGTAAGCACCAATTCCAGACCAGAATGAATTCCAACCGTCAGCGATAGCGGTCAAAGATTCTCCGAGCCAAGTGGTGAAACCATCCCAAACATCGGACAAGAACGTAACGACCGCATCCCAGTTCATAATCAAGAGTGTAAGCCCGGCAATCAACAGGCCGATGCCTAGAACAATCCATGTGAAAGGGTTGGCAAGTAGGGCCGCGGTGAAAGCCCAGATTGTGGGTATAACCGCGACCAAAATCATGGCGGCAAGCCCAGCAAGAATTGGAATGAGGATGTTCGTATTGTCAGCCAAGAAACCAATCGCCGGAATAATGTAATCCGTTAGAAATCCTTGAACACCTTCTAGAGCCGGGAGAAGGGCAGTACCAAGCGCCTGAACGGTGTCATCCCACGAGGCCGCCATAATATCGCCAGCAGTCGCTGAAGCCGCCGCGGCCCCACCAACCTGTCTTTCAACCTCACCCATGATGACTGCTTGTGCGCCGGCAATATCGCCAGCCTCCATCATTCCCTCAATCATTGCTTTCTGATCGTCGGTGAACTGAACACCAACACGAGAAAGAGCGCCAACACCCTTAATTGGGTCGTTGAGTGCTTTACCAAGCATGACCGCTTTAGAAGAAGCGTCCCCACCGAACACAGTAGCCATGTCCATTGACGCTTGTGTAGCCCGGTCAAACATTCCACCAGTCTCACCAGCCGTTGCACCGAGTTCCTTAAAGGTCATCAGTTTTGTTTGCGCTGACTTGATTACGTCATCGTCAACACCGGTCAACATCATCTGCGCCGTAGCAAATTCCTGCAAACGCCCAACAACCGAATCCGTACCTGCACCGAACAAGCCCATAGAAGTGGTGACCTGTTGCAGAGTAGCATCTACCCTTTGCCCGGCTTCTGCTGAAGCAAACGCATCGCCCAGCGCCCGACCAATACCAGCCGCCGCTATAATCCCAGCAATCGGAGCAATCGAACCCTTAATACCACCAGCCAAACCAGTCCCAGCGGCCTGACCAGAAACTGCACCAGCAACACCCATCTCCTTGGAGAGGGCAGATTGAATGCCGACCGTAGTTGGAATAATCTGGACATACGCTTCTGCAATACGTTCAGCCATTATTCCTCCTGCCGGGGTTCATCTTATTCAGGATACTGTCTATCTCTTCTCGGGAACGATTACCGCGCGGAGCAATCCTTTGACTGGATTGATTCCACGGCCTTTCCATCGTATCGCCCTTTTTAGAATTGACGCGAAGAGTAAGGTCGAAAATGTTAGCCAGCAGCATCCACTCATACGAAGCCGGGTGCTTCCAACCACTAACCGCAGCACACAAAGCGTTCGACGGATCCCGAGTCAACGCTTCCACAAGGTGAACGCCTTCTCGCCAAGAAATAGAACGCCCGACCTCGTCGTACCCGATAGAGTATTGCCTCCTGAAATCGGAATATAGAGCAGTCGGATACTGCTCCTCAATTTCTAGGAGGCGTTCGATTCCGGGAGTGAAGCGCCACCAGACCAAGCACGGATTACTTTGCCAAACTCCTCAGCCGGCATTTCATCAAGCGCCGCAAGTTCAGCAGAATCCTCACCGAGCAACGTTTCCAAAATAATGAAAACGCGATCCTCTTCGTCTTTTGCCAACTTGCGTGACTTACGAATCAAACCAGCCGGTACTTCTTTCATGATCGGCAGTTCGAACTCTTTACCTTTGTGCGTGAATTTATACGTCATGTCATTCCTTCCAACAGTAATGGGGAAGAGCCTTGCGACCCTTCCCCAATACTATCGCGTTGCTACTCGAACTCGGAGTAGAAGACGTCTGCCGAGCGACCGTCGGTGGAGTAAGCGGTAACGGTGATGCCGTAACCGATTGCCTCTCCGTTGGTGTATTTCTGTGGCTCAACAGCGGTGACTTCTCCAGCAGGAACGTAGTGGCGGATTACCTTGTCATCGTCAACCACGTCAAAGACGAACGAACGGCGGCCACCAGTTGCGCCCGGGTTTACTTCAATCTTGCCAGCGACAGCAGTCGCGCCAAAGTAAAGTTCGATTACGTCAAGCGACGTTTCAATAAGCGTAAACATATAAGTCAGCGAGGACTCTGTTACGACCGTGCGAACAAGGTCAGCGTTCTGCCAAGCGTTGATCGGGCTAGTTGACTTGTCCGGCGTGAACTCAAGACCATCAGTTGAAAGATAGCCGACCTCGCTGAAACCAGTCAACGTTGATGATGTGCTGGTTGGTGCGGTGGCTGTGGTCTCACCGTAATAGACTGCGCCAGTGACACCGACGCGCACTGCACTTGCTGTTAGTGCCATGTTGTTTCTCCTTATTTATCGGATGCCAAAACGACAAGATTAAAAGTGATATACCTTTGCTCTTCTATTCCATCGTTACTGACGCGAGTAGGTGCGGAGGTCGCATCCACTCTCTTTATATTACCGCCAACCGACACTCGGATGACAGATTCAACGATTCGGGCGAGCGTGTTTGCGTCCGAATAAGTCTGCGCGTACACGTTTACCCCTAAACCTTCAAGGCGCATCAAATCATTAATGATATTTGAACCACCCTGTGAGCGCACCGTCACAATCTTTCCTGGATACGGCGAATAGTTAGCCGGCGGTTTCCGCACGGAAACAAACACGTCAACAGCTACGGGATCCGTCTCCAACGCAAGTGCGTCAACAATACGCTCCACAAGGATGGCTTCGGTGTCCTCAAAAATAGTGTTCATGCGGATAGCCCTTTCACAATAGAAGCAATACGGCCCGACTCTGCTTCTGACCAGTGTGCCGCTTCATCCATTGTTGTTGCTTCAGCAATGACACGATTCTTGTGCTGGATAGCACCATCAACAGTCCAATCGCCACCAATAGCATCGGCAACGCGCTCCGCTTGCGAAATTACAAAGTCCTCAACCTCAGAAGAACGAAGCAAGTTACCAACCCCGGAACGATCAAGTACGACCTTTGTAACGGTCATGCGAGTCTCCTCCGTACTTTGACAACCGAATACTGGATGGCTGAACGGAAAGGTGAAATCCACGTCATTACGGATCCGTCCTTAACCCACGTATCGCCGCGAATAATAAACTCGTCGCATTCGTCAACCGTGGCAGTAACCGGGACGTAAAGCGTTGCCGATTGAATAATCGGGTCTGAATCAATAACCACAGGTTCGCTGGTGGAATCAAACTCAACTAGACAACCAGAAACCTCAACCTCGGTCACCGACTGCGTAGGGATACCATACTCGTCTACCGCACCAGCGGTACGAGCAATGACGGTGATTGTTTCGTTACCCGGAAACATCAAACCAGATTGTATCGTCGGGCGATCCTGCTCGCCAGCCAAGGTCAACTTCAAAAGCCTTAGTGCGAGTTGAAGGTGAAAGAATTGCGGTTTCCGATTCAGTCATAAACAGACCAGAATCGTTTCCCATGAACGTGCGCGATTGTGAAAATGCGCCGACCGTTTCTTGGAGTGTTCGTACCCATTCAGGGTTACGAAGTAGGCGTGTGACCATCGCCACCACGACCATTGTGACGCGCTCTACCGGAATCGTCTCCGCATCAATACGTGCTTGAAGCCCGGGGTACGTGGCTAGAATAACTTGTTCCGCGTCACCGAGAAGCGTTTCAACGAGCGCTGAATCGGTCGGTACATCGTTACCAACCCAACGGTCAGTTACGTCGGTGAAAGTTGCCCATGTAGCCACGGTTTCTCCTTGCTGAAACTATGGGGATGGCCGCGTATAGAAAGCGACCATCCCCACCAGTTAGTTCTAGTCGTTGGTGATTTTGGTGAACGCGTCAATGTCTCCGACGCGGAAGCCAATCTCAATCTCAGCGAGAACGGCGAACATATTCTGCTGGAAGAGGTTGATGGTGTTTTCACCATCGACCAACGTAGCCTGATCGCTGACCTTGATAACAACGTCTTCGACCGAACCCCAGACAGCCTGTGACCAGTCTCCACCGAAACCGACGGTGGGGATTGTTGCGTCGTAGGCTGCGCGAGACTTGAAGACCGGACGGCCCAGAATCGAACCGATAGTTCCTTCAGTCGTTGCGTTAGCGAGGAACAACGGACGGCCAATATCATCGGTCGTGTTCAGGATGACCGACTCAAGTTGAGGCGAGACGATGAATCCGTTGTGGTCAAATCCCTCGGCGTTAACCGTGGTGATGGAGTTGACGAACGCGGCATATGCACCAGCGGTTGCAATGTTGACGGCGGTTGCCGAGGCAAGCGTGTCAAAGTCCGAACCGGGAGCAGTTCCGAAGAACACGGTCGAGTCGAACTTCTTAGCGAGAGCCGCAGGAAGACGGTCAACGAGTGCGCCGTAGAGGGCAGGAAGGTCGCGACGGAACTCGTTAGAGAACGTCTCGATAACTGCCAACTTGTAACCGCGCAGAATCTTCTGCGAAGCCGTTCCGTTGCTTACTGGCTTTGCGTCGGTTTCAGCAACCCACGAGGCCGTAGGCTCACCGGTGACGATCGAAATGGTCGATCCGTTTCCGGGGAGGTTAATGCGACGAGCAGCAGTCTGGACAGCGGATGCTTCCGTCATACGTCCGAGAATTTCGGTCGAAACAGACGAAGGCAGGGAGAGGCCTGAAGAGCCTCGGTTAATGTCAACCATGTGGACATTTCTCCTTAGAGTAGAGTGCCAAGCGCTCGGGCGAACGACTCGGCTGTTGAGTTTGTTTCTTCAGTTTCACGGCCTTGCTGACCGATCGGCTTAGGAGTCTTAGGGCTTGCTTGATCCGCAAGCAGTTTCAGGAGCGCATCTGCCTGAACAACAATCTCTTCTCGAGTTGAGCCTGTCAAAAGTTTCACGGCTTCGCCGGTAATACCCTTATCGGAAGCAATCTCTAGACGAGCGCGTTCAGCGCGTTCTGCCTCAAGTTCCTTTTCAACCGCTACCAGACGTTCAGCGCGTTTCTCATCTTCACTCTTCAGCGAGGATTCGTATTCACGCCACCGATCGGCAGCATCTACGTTTGACTTTGCTCGCGATTCCCATTTCCGGGCTTCGCTCTTCCAGTCAGTCTCTTCAACAGTCACCTCGCCCTGCGGCGCAGTTTCTTCACCCTGCGGTTCTGGTGTTGATTCGGTTTCTACGTTTTCGGTTGTCATTAGAACTTGTTCCCTTTCCGTGCGGATAAGCCGTGCGGCCTGTTCTTAGTATAAGTGATACAAGATTCAATCAACGCACCAGAGGTGTGTCGGATTATCGGCTACCACGTATAGTGCGTATCTCACGCAGGACGTTCCGAGTGTTGATTGACAGGTCAGGATTTTGAGCAAGGAACGCACGGTTGGTCAGTCGTGTCACACCAGCGGCCCTCTTCTCCGCTTCCCAAATTGGTCGTTGCTCATTCTGCAAGTCGATTAGACGTTGCCGGGCATCCCCTGCTTCGTTTCTGAACTGGTCATAAAACTCCGGTTCGTCTTGTAGGCGAGTGTCGAAAAGGGGAACAGTAGTGCATTGGCAGTGGTCGTGGTAGCCGTCAAACTGCTCGGTGACTACGTCGGCAACGGTCGCGGCGTATAGGCAGAATGAGCAACCGCCCGGGGAAGCAATACGCCGATATTCGGATCCCTCGCTTGTGGCGTTATTTACCACGGTGTTTCGATCAACGGAAAGCACGGAACGACCAATCGCGCCAGAGAAGATACTCGCCGCCGTGTCAAACGGTGTGCCAGCAACTAGACGCGAAATAGTAAATCCAACAGCCTCGTCGGTGGAAGCCGCGATGTTGAGTGTTGCGATTGTTGGAGTGAATTTAGATTTGACCCCGGCAGAGGAACGCACGTCCATGTAATACTGCTGGGAAAGTAAACCAGAGATGCGACCGTACTGATCCAAAATAACCGGCGCAGACCTTCTCAAAGACTCGGCAACAACACGAACTTCATCAGAACGAGCAACCGCCATCGCGCCAAGACTGTCCGCCGTAACCAGCGTGGCGAGATTGTTCATCACGCGCTTATGTTCAAGCGCCCTACTGTACGACACCATTACTAGAAGCCACCTGTTCTACCACCGGGGTCGTTGTCTGAATGTTGCCGGCTAACTTAGCCAGTTCACCAATCAAGGTCGCGGCCTGACTATTCGCGTTCTCTTCCCGGAGAAGATAACGGTCAGCCTCAGAAAGCCCGATTCGCTGAAGCGTAATTTCCGAATCAGGGCGAAGCACACCAGCGGCAATCAACTTAGTAACCTCATCCGCCGCCGCGGCACGTGTCGGAGTAGAAGCGTCACGCCACATAGGTCGAACAGCCTCAAAGCCTTCAGGAAGCGTGTCGGTCTGGTTCGCAACCAGATAGGAGAGGCGAGCAACCTCAGTCCATGCGCGACCGAACTGCCGTTGACGGCGCTCTGCACGTTTAACCAGACGAGACTCCATTTGTCGGATCGCGTCCGCGCTTGAGGGGTTGTCTGTCTGGAAACCAAGATAGGTGGGTGGGACAGCCGTTTCAGCAGCTAGTTGTGTGGCGAGCGCCCGGATGTAGGACATATAAGGTTCGGGCGAGTTTGCAGGGAACTGACCAACGGACGGCATTTGCGCGTCTTCGTCGTTGTAAGGAACACCAAGGAGACGGCCCTGAATGACCGACCAAGAGTTCAGAGGGTTTCCGTCCTCGTCTTGGAAGAAGTCTTCGCGAGCGCCCAGCACGTACCGTTGCGGTGCGGAATAGAACTCGCGTGAAACCTCTGCACCAAGGAAAGTACGCATAGCCGAGTCAATGAGATATTTTACGGCTGGCGTAATTTCAGATTTACCGTGGGACGATCCTGCGGTCGGCTGGTTGGTCAACTGGGCTACGAGTACGCGACCAAGCCTGTGGTCATCGCGTTCAACCTCAACCCACTCGTTGTTCATATATTCCAGAGTGATGTTTGTGTCCGGGAGAAAGAGAACACCGCGTTCAGGCTTGCCTCGTTTATCACGATCAACAAGCATGGCTGCGTCAACACGTCGACGGCGTAAATCCCAAATGGAAGTCATCTTAGACGGCGATTCAATTGTGATCAGCGGTGAGGGTTCGCCGGAAGCACCAGCACCCACAACAACGTAACCAACTCCATAAACGAGTGCGTCAATGTGAGCAAGCGAAGAGTCTGCGTCCAAATCGTTCAAGCGATAAATTTCGTTTAGACCATAGTCATCGCCGTTAATCCAACCCTCAAATTCAATGCGTTCTTCAAGAACCTGCACGGCGGTACGCGCCCAGCCAACAACAGTCTGAACACCGGTGAGTTGCGGTGGGATAGAAATGCGGAGGTCTTTGAGTTTGTTCTCCGCGTCGTAATACTCACGCTTTTCATAATTCTTCATGTCATACCCGGCGAGTCGTTTCGACAACGCAGAAGCAAGCGCAGATTCCTCGCTGGAGAGTGTCACAATATGACCGCCCTTCGGGTTGTTCCAGTTTTCATGTTTTCGCGCATATCATTCCTCGCACCGTTAGCAAGAACTGAACACGCTAATAAGTCTACTTTACGCGAACTCGATTTCTTCTCTTTGCGAAACGAGCCTGATTCGGTTGCGACCGCGTTCTGAACGTGCCGAGTAAGACGCACGTCACCGTTGTGTCCGATTGCTTTAGCAACCACGTCAGCAACGAATTGTTGGGCCATAGGTGCGATTCGGTGGTTAGTCGGTGGGATACGTTCCACACGTCGCTTCCATCGTTTTGACCATTCCAAAACATCTGGTTCATAAAAGGAAGGATCCGCCCACAGCATTTTCACGTCATAGCGTTCAAACATTCGCTCAATCACCTTGTTCACCTCAAAGCGGTCAACTGTCCATTCGGGGTCGTTCGGGTCGGGTTCAAATAACGCTTCAACTTGTAACAGTCCAGTTTCCAAATCACAAATAACTAGACCGGTAGCATCGCCCGAAACTGATCCATCAAAGCCAGCAACCACAGAAGCGCCAAGAGCAATCGTTTCGTTTTCGCGGTACGCCTCCTTCCAATGAAATGGTGAAATAAAATCTTCACCTGCTAAACGCACCCATTGATTTAGGCGATACCTCTGGAAACCTGCAAAGCCAGATGACCCTGCTTCTTTGATTGACGATTCAAAGTCACCATAATCCATTAGCCCTTCAGCAAGGTTGGGGTTTGCAAGCCGCCACGTCTTCGAATCAGTCGGGTCTGCTGCGTCACCGGCTTCCCACCACCAGAAGCCAAAGGAAGGGTCATCAATTTCCCCGGTAGCGATGCGCTTGCCGTGCGTATAAAGGCGGCCCAGAAGAGTGTCCATGTTCCCTCCTGCTGTCGTAATCGCCACGACCAAACTTTCCGGGCGGTCGGCGGATCCCGTGGTGAGCGCTTCGTAGAGTTCGTCTCCACGTTTGTTTGTCGGCGTTGAGGGCCACGCGTGAAGTTCGTCGGCTACTACCAGCGAGGGTGCAAGACCGTGAGCCTTCATAGCGTCGGCGGAGAGCGCACGATAAATTCCACCGGTTGCCTTGTTTTCAAGAGCATCACGGTACGGAGTAATCACACGAAGCAAAGATGGGTTTCGCATCACTTGGTCACGAGCCTCACCAAAGACGATACGAGCCTGTTGACGATCGGCGGCGGCCGAGTAGACCTGTGCGCCTTCTTGTCCGTACACGAGGTGTTCTAATGCCAAAGAAGTGCCAAGCAAACTCTTGCCATTTTTACGCGGCAATCCGACTAAAGCCCTACGGTACTTCAAAAGCCCAGTCGTAGGATCCGTCTCAAGGATGCGGTCAACCAACCACCGTTGCCAATCGGTAAATACCAACGGTTCGCCAGCCTTGAAACCACGAGAAGCCGTCATCAGCAATTCAGCAAACTCAGAAACATCCTCTCCCCGAGTAGTGTCCGAAGAACTGGGTACATGATAAGCCGGTCTCCAAATCTCAGACGGCTCAGGAAGACTCACTCTAACTCCGGGCGCTTCGGGTCAGTCTTATCTTTGCGCCCATACACTTCCGGCAAATGGTTCTCAAGCCACCACTTCGCCGCGTTCCAGTTTCCGTTCTGCGCTTCGTCCTGCACCACCATCACGTTTCGCACAATGGCATCTGCCCGGGCTTTCTTCAACGCATCCCACAAACGCACCGCCGCATCCAAAGAATCATCCACCACGCCAGTATTCAAACGACGCTCTGCCTCAACCTTGCCCTGCTCAAGCAACGTATAAACCACACTCACCGACAAACCAGCT